CGATAATGGACCGCCATCGGGGACCCGCCCCCGCACCAACAACCCTGTTATGGTGTCGTCTGCTCTTCCTGATAAGCTAATGGCGGTTTGTGATGGTGGCCCTTGCTGGATTTGAACCAGCGACCTGGCGATTATGAGTCGCTCGCTCTCACCACTGAGCTAAAGGGCCGGGAGCAGAATAATAACGGTCCGTAATTAATTCCGCAATAAAAAACCCGCTCAATGGCGGGTTCTGGTAAAGTTCATGCGTTTGGTTCGCCTCGCGATACAGCTTTGCGAAGCTTACCGGAATTGAAGCAGTTTTTACGTCAAAAAGCAATAACTTTTTTCTCTATACCAAAAGCCATAACCATTGGTTTGTACAAAATAAATTCTGCCACCTTTAGCCAATGCTCAATGCGTCTTTCACAGGTTCTTAAACTCCATTCCGGATGTGCATCATTCAGCAGTTCAGCCATTTTGCGCTTAGTCATCCCCCGCCCCACATAACGCTGACTCAGAACATTGAGCAGCCCGGGATAACCTGCCAGTACTTCACCAATAACCCTGTCGATTATTAACGCCTCTGAATCGGTACAATGCACCAGCCAGCTTTTTTGCTTGCCGTTGATCATATCCCGCAAAAAAGCCTCAAGTTTAGGTTTGTCCAGACCTGCTTTTTTCATCCTCCGGAGCGCCTCGTTAATTGCCGTTTTTGTCAGCTTTTTAGAGGTCAGCAACTGGTTGAACATATTTCCCGTCTTACCGCCGCCAATATACGACCAGCGCCCCCACATACGTAGTTTCCCCTGAATCCAGACACTTTCCAGCGTGGTGAGACGAAGGTGCTCTCCGCTTTTTCCTGTGTTCGTTGGGTAAATCATAAATAACCGTCCTTTCTCCAGATCTCTTGTGTGCGAAAAACACCTTCTGCATGCATCAGGCGCAATTCTTCTTTGGTGTAATCGCTGGTTTTTACTCTCCCGTCGATTAAATCGTGGCATGAGTTACAGGCAATCGCTGCCTGCATATCGTGTGGCTTTATCGCTGTTCCGCACGTTCCCGCCAGCCTGTAATGCGCCAGCACAGAGGTTTCGGGATTGTGATTGCAGTAGCCAGGGATTCTGATCTGGCATATCTGGCCTTTAGCCGCTTTACGTAAATTCACCATTACGCAAACTCCAGTAGTTGTGCGGCCACATTTTCAACTTCCTCCTGAGAGGAGAATTTACGGAACAGAATCCAGTTCCACAGCACATTCAGTACAGATTTATAAACCTGCTGAAACTCGACTTCGTCCATATTCGCAAAAGCGATGGATTTTGCCCGACGCCCACGGCTACCGTCCGGATAAATATGCTCGGTGTAAAATCCGGCCTGAATGGTTACCCACTCGCGGAAAGCCTCAAACGACTTTAGCAACGCCGTATCCCGGGTTCTACGAGTCGCAACGGTGTTAAGGTATTGCTCTGCGGCATCACTCAGGGCTGGCGTGTGTTCCCGACCAACTGATTCGCACAGGTAATCAACGAAACCAGACAGCAGTTCTCGTTCGCGAGGCGTGATCGCCCCACCGACCGGAGTCCAGTAATCGAATCCCAGTTGCAGGAGTTTGAAAAAACGCTTGTGGAATGCGTAGTTACGCACACGCTTAAAATCTGCGTGTATCCACTCACCTATTTTGATTTGATGCAGAAAATCGCAACTCTCCGGCGTCGCCGGGAGAAGTAAACCAGAAGAAGTTTGTTTGACCAGTTGTATATGCGCCATTTCTCAATCTCTCGATGGCGCAGTGCAGCAGATGCCAGTTGTTCAAGCTAGCACGCAAATTGTAAACCAGAATGCCAGGAAAAAACAAAACCCGCCGAAGCTGGTTGTGTGCGGTTGCGTTGAAGTCTCCTAGCCAAAGAGTAGCGGTGACCACTCCCCGCCGATAATCTTAGTTGTTTAATTTCGTAAGCTAACTAGGCTAAAAGCTCTCTGTTGTCTGCCTGTTGTACAATTAACAAAATGAACAACGAACTAGATATACCAACGCCAGAATGGTGCAACAAATCCCAAACAACACAGCAATGCAACAATAACATATGTTATTTTCCTCTCACGGGATTCAGTCCTGAATTCTCATAAAGCTAATCTTTTTTTAAAAACATACTGTTAGATCACATGCACTTTCTTTCTTAACATCGTTGACTTCGCATGCGAAGCGTTTAAAATCAACAATTTGCACTTAAGGTATTTATTTTCCCAAACACATAGAGAGTAAATTATGACTGAGAACACGACTCCAACAGCAGACTTTAGTCCTAGTAAAAGATTTTTTGTAAGTATGCTAACTCGAGATATCGACTTAAACGATGCCATACTTGATCTGCTTGATAACTGCGTCGATGGGGCTTTACGTACAATAAAAGACACAAAAAAAACTTCAAAACCATATGAAGGATTTTATGCGAAACTTACGATTAATAAAGATGTCTTTATTATAGAAGACAATTGCGGAGGTATCCCTAAAAGCTTCCGAGAATATGCTTTTAAAATGGGACGACCCCATCAAAAAGAAGAAGAAAATGAAGGCACCGTTGGCGTCTATGGTATTGGTATGAAAAGAGCCATTTTTAAAATGGGTAGAGATTGCTCAATACAATCGAATAATCCCGATGGCGCATTCACTGTAGATATAACACCTGATTGGATCGATGGTGATGGTTGGAAAATACCGATGCACGAGAGTGACTATGATAACAAAAATCCAACAGGCACAACTATAGAGATAAAAAAACTCCATTCTAATGTGGCACAAAAATTTAATGAGAGCACATATCTTACTGATCTCTTTTTACAGATAAAACACTCATTGTCATTTATTATTCAAAAAGGATTTAAAATAGAATTAAATGGAGTTGTTGTTGAACATAATCCGATTAACATCATAACTGATCATTCTAAAATAGAACCATACATATATAAAGCTAAAATAGACGATGTTGATATCGATTTAGTTGTTGGCTTCTATAAAAATTTAGAAGATGACAATGATGATGTTTTAGAAAAAAGGAGTTCTGATGATGCTGGATGGACTGTCATTTGCAATGACCGCGTTGTTCTATATTGTGATAAGACACATCTCACAGGTTGGGGCTTTGCTAATGTACCAAGGTTTCATACCCAATTTATAGCAATTTCTGGGGTTGTTCGCTTTACCAGTAAAAACCCAGAAAAATTACCAATAACAACAACGAAACGAGGTGTCGATCTTAGTTCTACATTGTACAATGATGTACGAAATAAAATGATTGAAGGGATGATGCATTTTATTCGATTCACCAATCAGTGGAAAGGTGAGCATCTTGAAGAAGGGAAAAAATTACTTAAGTCAGCTCAGTCACATGAAGCTCAATCTTTATTTGAAATTACCCCACAATCAACTCCAGAAGATAAAAAAAATAACTGGTCCAACCCTAATAGAAACAAAAATGAGTGGCGATATACACCTAAGCTGCCTACCCCAGTAAAAAAAAGCTCTACTGTACGAATAATCTTCACCAGAGAGAAAGAAGATGTTAAAATTTTATCTAAATATTTCTTTGGACATGAAGATGCTAGCGCTTCTGATGTGGGGATGCAATGCTTTGATACGGTGATTGAAGAGGTGAAGTGATGTCTGGACAATACATTCCCTATCACTTAAGGCATAATAAGTCTATTGATAGAGAGATTTTTCTCGAAAGCCTAAACCTCTTAAGCAAAAGACTAAATATTCAAGAATATACATATATAGGTTTTGGTGGTCCGATGCTTGAAGATTTTAGAATCATGCATAATCGTATCGCTCTTTCTGATATGATTTCTCTCGAAGAACAAGAGTCTACTCACATCAGACAAAAATATAATTTGCCTTATAATTGTATTGATTGTAAGCTAATATCAGCTCATGACTTTATTCTTGATTATAGTTTTTCTAAACCATCAATAACATGGTTAGACTATGCCTCCCCGAAAAAAATACAAACGGATCTAGATGATATACACTTACTAAGTACTAAAGTAAGCTCTTTTGATATTTTGAAGGTCACCTTCCCCATAAATCCTAGTTCTTATTACCAACGTAGAGTTGGAGAAAGTTTAGATATTTTTAAAGAAGCTTTTATTAATTCATTAAAATCATTGCTTGGGAAAAAGTATCTTGATTTTAATCTTCAGATATCAAATGCAGATCTTTCAGATCGTAAGATTAAAGCTCTTTTAATACGAATTATTACAAACGCTTTTAGATCAGCAATAGAACGTGGTCTTTCAGGACGTAAGGATAAGATTCAGTATTACCCATTATCCTTAAATCAATATAATGATGGCAGTCATACCATGTTGACAATATCAGGTTTTTTCTCCTCAGAACAAGAATATATAGAGTTATCTAAGGCATGCGACCTTTCTAACTGGCAATTTTATTCAACAAATTGGGAAGACGTGCAAGAAATAGCAATACCAACACTAACAATTAAAGAAAAGATAAATTTAGATAGTAAACTGCCTGATAAAGAAGCATATCAGGCAGCCGCTGAAGAGTTCTCTTTAAACGAAAATGAACGGGATAACTATTATAAATACTATAGGTTATACCCTAACTTCCAAAGAATTATGGTTTAAATATTCGGGCTGTACTCTTTTATTTAATAAATTGTACAGCCCCTTTAATATATATTCAGCAACTATTGGTGACACGCTATTTCCTATTTGTCTGAAACTATGCCATTTAGTTACATGAAAGCGAAACCAATCAGGGAAGCCTTGTAATCTAGCAGCTTCTCTTGGTGTAATCACTCTTGGATGATAAGGGTGGATCGGCCTGACGGCTTGAAAGCTTCCTTTATCTCTAGCGGTTCCCGCCCTTAAAGTCGGGCAAAAACCATTTGGATCTAATCTTGTAGATCTTGAAATTTTATCAGTTTCCCCAAAAGATAAGGAAGCATAACGCTCTTGGACGATTTTGCTATGTAATGTTCCGGTACATCCAGATATGATATTATTTTTTAACTTAGCGATCGATTCTGTATCACCAACATTCCGAGGGATCTGCCCCCATAATTTTTCATAAAATCCCCCTTTTCGATCTTTTTTAATTGTTCGCCAACTCTCAGAGTCTGATTGCCAATTGGCATCGATAATATCTGGTAATCCATACAAAGCATCTTTTACAGTAACCGGATCAATCATCTTAGGCATAAATACTTCATCTGAAATATCAAGCTTCAATGATTTTTTTACACCGATAAAAAAATATCTAGTTCGAATAGTTGGAGCACCATAATCAGATGCTTTTACCTTGATGGGATCAAGAATATCATAATCACCGCTAACCAAATTAAATGCTTTATTTCTAATGCCAGAATATTTCTCTTGCATAATACCTGGAACATTTTCTGCCAAAAAGAATAATGGCTGTAATTCTGATACTAAACGGTAGAAATGCATGTAAAGCTGATTCCTGCTATCATCAGGATTCCCCTTGCCTATTGAACTAAATCCTTGGCACGGAGGACCGCCAATAATACCATCTATGGGCATATCGTTTTTAAAAAAACCCTTAATTATTTCTGCATTTAGTAAAGAAACATCTTCTTGGACGTGCAAACTTCTTGGAAAATTAATTGCGTGAGTATTAATAGCATGTTGATCAATTTCAACTGCCATTTTAACATCAAATCCAGCACGTGCAGCACCAAGACTTAGACCTCCAACGCCAGAAAACAAATCTATTACATTCATATAGTTGCAACGTCTCTTATTAGTTTCTATGTATTATAACACAACTGTTCTTGATGTTTTAACCCCATAAGATAACCTCATAAAGGCTATCCCTTGAAAATACCGGATCGCATAAATTTAATCTTTCAAAACTACTTGTCTATTAATCGAGCAATTTAAGGTTGTTTTAGTCATGTCGATACCGACATAGTTAACTAAACCCATTTCATCGTCCAACAAATGGGGGTAATACACTTTGATTTATAGTCGGGTGGGTTTTTCTCTATCTGCCTTTGGTGTTCATGCCCAAGGCAGATAGCCTCAAGCACCCGCAGCAATTCTACTTAACTATCCTTTTCCCGCAAATCGTTTTTATCCCCAGCGGCAAATCGAATACACAACCAGCGCCACCGCCATCGCAATTCCTACCGTTGTGAATGCTTCAGGCCAGGTCATCGTGAAACATCCTCCACGCTTATAAGTCCGCTTCGCTCCAGGTAGTCCATCACTTTATCCGGCAATTTGCAGCCCGGTTTCGCTTTCTTCAGTTGACTAACCAATTGTTTAACCAGCATTGTCAATTCGCGAACTTGTTTCCCGGGCTCCCCTTTGCCCTGAAGCAGGGCAGCGCGGCAAGCGTTCCATCCCTCAGCATATGTTTCAGTTACACCATCGAGATGGCATGTAAGCAAATCCATTTCTTCCGGCACTACGGGCGCTGGAAAAACGGCATAGGGTGGCGTCCATTTTGGCGCTTTATCTCCAGCCGAACGCTGCTACCAGTCATCCGGTTTGTATTCATAAAAATCACCAACTGGCTCTGCTTCCAGCGATGCCAGCGCAATCCGTGCCAGTTCCATTTGTTCACCACGGGTAAGCCCGTTTTCAACCGGATTTTTAATGAACAATTCAATACGTTCTTTGGTAATAGTGGTCATGTGTTACTCCTTAACCCGCAGTGCTTTCAACTGATGAGGGGAACAAAATCTTTTCATCAAACCCTGCATTCATATCATGAACAGCAACACACCAATCCATCGACGAACGATTATCAAGAGCCTCCATGATTTCATCCATGCGGCGTAGGTCATACAGGTAAATGCTTTTATCGCCAATGGTGTAAAAGCCAATTTTTTTCGGTGATGGACAGCGATCAAGAACTTCCTGTAATTCGTTCAACCATGCCCGTTCTTTTTTTGTCAAAGTTGCCATATCAGTTTTCCTTATACGGATTAATTTTATTGTGCAGTGTGTTGAATGACGCCCATACCACGTCGTTATACAATTCAATAACTGGCTCAATTATTTTTCCGATTATCCAGACTAGGATTAACGGGGATATCGGTATCATCAACACGATAAACAGAATGAGAAACAGAAATTCTGTTGTTCTACTCTTTCGCGGATATTTTTTCTAAATAATGTGACCATTCATTACCGCCCTTTCGGGCGGCCTCCTGACATTAATCGTTGTGATAACTCATAGCTTCATTTGCAGCATCAACTGGATCAACCTCCCTCCAGCAATAATTTGGGTCGGCTCCTTCAGGCGTCCACGGTTCTAATTCATTTTTTGCCGCATTCTCATCGCCAGTAATTTTAAAAATCTGCTCAGAGAATTTTCTTGCCCACTCGTTATATTTTTCCGCATTAATGGCTTTCTGTGTATTTAACATAAATATACCTCCAGTTAAGGATTAAATTTTATTTACAGTGCTGAACTTAATTATTCAGATTTGGATTATGCTTTCTCTTCACGAAGTTCCGATTGTTAATTTGGCTCACAACAGCACCTTCTGAAAATTACCCTGATAGAAAGCCAGTACACGCTGCATAGCTTCGCTCTTCCGGCACTCGCTACAGATTATGTTCAGACGCCTGTCGTAGCGGCGTATTTCTCCGTCTGGTAATGACCAGATAAGATCCGGATCAACCACAACCGGTTTCTTCACCTTTGCCCTTGATAGTTTTTTGCGGGCGTTTTGCCAGTCTTTACGCGCCTGCTCAGACGGGAATAATCCGTAGCCTGAATTGTAAACATCACCACTGGCGACCAGTTCTCTGGCGAGAGTGCTTATGTAATACCTTGATGCACCGGTTTTAGCCTCCAGAGCCCGTAACGTCTCGCGACCGCTCAGACGTACAAGTTCAACAACCTGCCCTTTAATTTTTTCCCGCTCTTCTGGTGTAAATACTTTTGCCATAGGTGCCTCCGGCAATCACTTTTCCGACACAATACGACTGGAGGAATCGAAAATCTGTCGAACAATATCCCGGTGCTTGTTCAGCTCCCGCAGCGCGGCGCAGACTCGCTCCCACTTCTGGACATGATTTTTCGCCCGACGCAGTTCGCGGTTTGCCATATGCAGCGATGGTAAAACCAGGTCATCCGCTCGCGTTTCAGTAAACGATGGCAGCGACTGCACAATGTCCGCCACCGTTTCTGTTTTAATATCTTCCTGTGTTGCAGCCTCCTGTACTGGTAACGCAACACCTGTGGGCTGAGGAAAGGCCTTACCATCAGTTTCCGCTACCGATGCTGCTTTCGGCTCTGCTGGTAAATTATCGCCCGGTATGCAGTAACGAAATTTACCGTTCTGGTTTACGCGAATCAGGCGTCCTTTGCTGATAGCCATTGCCAGCGTTGAAGCTACTTTGCGTGATGTGGTACCGAACAATGTAGCCAACTCATCCGCCGTTTGTGGGCCACGTTGTTCAATCGTCGCGGTTAAATCGCACTCTGAGATTTTCGCTACTGTTGCCATGGTGGTTTCTTCCGGCAGCTCTGCCGGCGCTGGCTGTTCCTGCTGAACGTTGTTATCAGCCACGCGCCAGGTGTATACGCTTTTATCAACGAAGCCAGCCTTTTTCAGTTCCCACAGCTCGTTCAGCACTTCTTCTCGACTGATATCAAGTCGCGTAGCCAGTTCTACCGACGTGGCTTTTCCCATCGCTTTCAGTGCGTCAAAAACGGTCTCCATTAAAATTTCCTCCCGGTAAAAATTACTTCTCAATACCTGGCTGACCAACATTCGGGCGCCAGCTCTCCCAGTTAAAATTCACCCAGCGCCCGCCGTTCATGGTCATGCGATCCATAATCCGCTCGCCGAGCAATGTTTTCATGGCCTCATAGTTCAGGTTTGTCAGCATCCCCACGCTGCGCATTGACGCTGTCCGGCGATCAACAATCTGGTGCAGTACCACCTGCTCGTTTTTCGTCTCGCGCTGAATACCAATTTCATCAAGAACCAGCAGATCAACTTCGCACAGTTCCCGCAAAAATTTTTCGCCTGACTGCCCGTCGTCATAGCTGGCGTGCAGGGCGCTCATAACATCAGCCACGGTAACCACAATCACTGTCTGGCCATCTTTCAGCAGGCGATTCCCGATAGCCGCCGCCAGATGGTTTTTTCCGGTACCAGGTTTTCCGCTGAACGCGAAATTTGTGCATCCGGTAACCAGTTCGTCAGCGATAGATTTCGCCTGACTCAACGCGTATCGCTGGCCGTCGTTCTGCACCTGGTAATTCGCAAACGAGCATTTGCGGTGCAACGGCTGTATGCCGGAGCGATTCAGGATTTTTTCCACCCGCAACTGACGATTCTGACGGTTGATCTCCTCACAACGTTTCTGGCCTTCTGCAAGTTGCCACTCGCGCCACTCCGCCACCGTCCTGAATGGCGCGGTTACATGTGGCGGGGCCAGTCTGCGGATACGTTCCAGAACGCCGCCTGTCGCAATATTTTTCATGGTCTGTTACCCCCTGAAGCCTGGCGGGATCGCACTGTCCGGAAACGAGACGGTGTTAATCTGTCGGAGCAACGTCTCTGGCCGAACACCTTTCGGCGCGAACAAGCCCTGGTATTCATTGGCGATGCTGTGTCGAATCACCTGCTCAGGTGAAAAACCCTGCTGGCGGAATTTTTCCAGCTCCCGTATCGCCCCGTTAGCGCCCTGCTCCGTTCGAATCGGTTTTCGCAATGCCTGCCTGAACTGAACCCACTCATGCCAGAGTGTTTCCGGCAACCAGTCAGGCAGCTCGATAGCCTCCGGTTCGAATTTTTTAGACGCTCGTTTTTGGCGAGGGGGATTTAGGGGGAGATAAGTATTTATATCTTCCTCTTTCTCTTCCTCTGGTAACGCTTTTTGATCCGTTTTTGTAACGCTGGCAGCGTTACCTTTTCGTTTCAGTTCTCGTATTTTTGTTACTCTCTCGTTTGTAACCGCCCGTTTTTTAGAGCTTTTCCCGTTATGGCGCTCAAAGTTAGGAAGCGACAACACACCATTAGTTTCGACCAGCCATCCAACCTGAATTAACGCATCAGCAAAACCAGCCATAAAAGTGATGCGATCTATTGCACTTTTTGTAACGCCGCGAGCGTTACACTCTGCGTTACCGTCTATCATTTGTTGATCCGCCCATGCCCAGAAGCGAATGACTTTCCCTAATGCGGCATCTGGATCAATATTCAGAATCTCAGCAAGCCTGAATATTTCCGGCTTATCCGGCGTAATAACTTCGAGCTTTATCCAGTTTGAAGCCATTTGTTTTCACCTTGTAACGCTCGCAGCGTTACATTTAACTGATACCGAACAAAACAGTTCGGTACGATTAATTTCAATCAATGCACTACGACAGAATCGCTAGGAGAACCGCCGCCGCTGAAATGTGCTTTACGGTAAACGGCCTGGACTGCATCATCATGCGCATCAATTGCCGTACTCAGTGCATCCTGTGCCGCCAGTAATGCACGGCGTTCCAGGGTATCGAAGATGCAGAGTCGGTGACGCAGCTCGCGAGGAAGAATTGCCAGAACCGCAGGGATCAGTTTCTGAATTTTTTCCCTTTGCGCATTCGTTTCACCTTTCAACCAACGATGATAGATATTCTGCTGATTGTTCCAGTCCTTGCCTGGTACCAGGGGCAATTCGCCGCCCCCCTGGCGCAGATATTCTTCAGTAATTGCGTTAGCGACCCACGCCTGCCCTTTTTCGGCTGCCAGGGCTAACAACACTGATTCGATGTGCTCATGCTTGATTTTCATGAATCAACTCCCATCAGCTTTTTCGTAGTAGTTTTATTTCTGCCAATAGTTAAAATTGCATCGGCAGAAAATAATCCGTTTGATGCATGAGCGATTTTTTCAGCGTAATTTGTTTCGCCGGTATATTCTGTGCGAGGCAATTTACCGTTATCCATCCATTTGTAGATTGCTCTTTGGCTGACACCACAAACGTCGGCCACAACAGAAACGCGAACAGTTTTGATTACATCTTCAAGTGTTTTCTGGTTCATATCACCCTCACAATGTGAACTTTGAGTACATGCTATAACAGAACTGACAGTACATTCAAGAGCGAATATCATTGAACTTATGGTTCATGAAGATAAAGCGCGTAAAGAGTTCGCCAGTAGGCTTGCGCTAGCCTGTGAAAACGCTGGTTATGAACAACATGGAAGGCAGGCAGAAATTGCCCGTCGAATGAAATTAACACCAAAAGCGGTTAGCAAATGGTTTAATGGTGAAACAATTCCTCGCCGAGAGAAATTAAGGGAATTAGCAACACTCATTGGAACAACACCAACCTATCTTTTGGGAGAGGATACAGAAGAAAGTGGACAGATACGTTTCTATCAGGAGTTAAATCCAAGACAAAAAATCATCATTGACCTTCTGGACGAGCTCCCTGACAGTGAGACAGATGAACTTTTAAAAACTCTTGAGGAGAAAAAACAGAAGTACAATGCAATTTACGAAGAGTTAGCACGAAAGAAAAAACAAAAAGCCTCTTAAACCAGCATAAATCCGGTAGCGTCCCCCTCCGGGTTTGTGCTTCACTTTATCCCGTCTCATTTTTTTATACATAAAATGTACTTAAAGTACTTTACAATGATGAACACAAAGTACATTATATACCTACCAACCCACCCCGCCCCACAGAACGCCGGGCAATACTTCGAGTTACCAGGCAGTGGTCAGGGGTTAAGTAGCCAGCCCGAGGCGTATGAACATGACGGCGGGATTCAAATTTTGCAGTGCAGCAGTTAGTTCCGCCACCCGGCGTTAAGGGGATAGATAAGATGGTGCATTACGAAGTAGTTCAGTATTTGATGGATTGTTGCGGTATCACTTACAACCAGGCTGTGCAGGCTTTACGCAGCAACGACTGGGATCTCTGGCAGGCAGAAGTCGCTATACGTAGCAACAAGATGTGAGATTCGCAAAATGCAAAAAATCGACCTCGGCAACAACGAATCCCTGGTGTGCGGCGTGTTCCCCAACCAGGATGGAACGTTCACCGCGATGACGTTACCAGAAGCAAAACGTTTAAAACGGAAGCTGGCGCGCGTCGCTGGTTAGCAAGAAACTCTGACTGATGAAGGTTAGTAATTAAAGAGTTCTCCACAGGCGAAGTGGAATACGTTCGCCGGACACGGGTAAGCATCCGGCATGCTCTTTAACAATCTGGGTATTCCTAACCACAAAGGAATCGCATCAATTTGGATTTTGCAGACAGTTTCTCTTGTTGTTCTACGGAGATTCCTATTTTGATCTGGGTTTTTAAGATTGCGATATCTTTAAGCGACGACCAAATATTATCATCTGTTTTTTCCAGGAGCTTTAACTGCATTTTCAATTCCGAATCGGAATATTTTTCTGCATCATCATAAAGCTGCAGATATTCTGCGGATTTTCTCATTGCGTTACCTGACTTTTGTCCGAATCCGTAAATCGTTTGAACGGTTGCTATCACAACAATGAGAACTCCAGAAACTTCAGGAATAAATCCACCAATGACAGATGAACCGAGGATAATACTCACCACTGAGAGAAGTTTATCGAGACGACCAGTCGCTACAGAGAATAGTTGTTCAAGAAAATAACCATATAAAACCCTGTCAAGAATATCATCCCGGTCCATATATCATCACCTGCTTGTTTGATTGTTGCTGTTCCCCCTCTCCTCTGAAGGAGCTGGAGATGGTTTTGGTCGAATGTTTTTCTCAGGTATATGTTTCCTGGTATTCGGAATGTCCGACCTGTCCGCAGGCTTACCAGTACCTGAACAATTCTTTTGAACCACCATATAAAACACCTTCCTGTTGTTGGGGATATCCAGATTATACAGATTTCCTGTCGTTGGGGAACGACGGAAACCACCTCGCCTGACGTGGTTAAAAGCAGGCACACAACGCGAAAGCGTACGGCGAAGCTCTTTCCCTTAGAAGGCTTGTCGTTAGATTTCTTCGAACGTGCGCTTCCGGTTGTGGCAATCCGCGAAATGGCGCGGCGGTAAGTATGGCGGGGTTATTCCTTCCCCAGTTGAGGACACCGGGTTGTCAGGTTGACCATACGCTTAAGTGACAACCCCGCTACAACGCCCTCTGTTATCAATATTCTGGTGACATTTGGCGGTATCAGTTTTACTCCGTGACTGCTCTGCCGCCCTTTTTTAAAAGTGAATTTTGTGATGCGGTGAATGCGGCTCAGCGCACGCGGAACAGTTAAAACCAAAAACAGTGTTATGGGTGGATTCTCTGTATCCGGCGTTAATTGTTAACTGGTTAACGTCACCTGGAGGCACTAGGCACCGCATCACAAAATTCATTGTT